CAATTGGAAAAGGCTCCATAGGGTCATCTGACTCATCACCATTTCCGGCAATTGCAGAGAGGGCGTCCTGTGGCCTGAATCCGCTTCCTATAATCCATAGAGCTACAAGGCTGGTGCCAGCCACGACAATAATTGGAATAATAGCCCATGTCACATAGGCCCAACCCATTATTGCAATGAGTATAGCAAGCACTGAGTAGAACCTCTTACGTCTTGGCTCGCTGCGCTTCTCTTGTTCCAGTCTCAGCTTTCTGGCTTTTTCAAGATTGCCATCCAGTCTGGCCTTTGATATTTCTTCCTTATATTCATTCAGGTAAACCCAGTCCAGAATGGCATGAGTAGTAATCTTGGCACCCTTTATGACATGCGAAAATACACCCCGTTCGGAAGACCGAAAAGACCTGGTATCAACCAGGTCTGCGTCAGGGTGTTTAACAAGTTCCGTGGAGTGCTTCTTATCGAAATCTACCATGTTATTTGTTTTCTGTGATGCCTCACCATTGAGGCCAAGTTGGAGAGGTGGGATTTGAACCCACGTGGTACCAGGCTACCCTTTCAACTCCTTATCAGGGAGAGGGGATACACTCCATTGGCGTGAGCCGTTTAGACCCACTTTTGTACTTCATCAATGATGCCTACGAAGACGTCTTCATAAGCTCCCGTCTCTCCCATAGTGGAGTTTATAATAAACTTATCCATGGTTGAGAGTCGGGGATTGAATGTACCGTATTCCAAAGCTGAACCAAGATTGAGAAGCAAGCGTAGTGCATGTCGCCTACGCTTTACATCATCATGCTTAGCAAAGTTCAGAGCGGTTCGAATATATACATCCTTCATCTTGGCGCGATTCACTCGATATTGTGTCCGGAAGGCGTTAATTTCATCAACGTCCGCAACCGGCGTCCATAGCGCTTCAAGTGCTTGAGGTACACATTCATCAACCATATGCATAAAGGTTGACATATCGACTACAGTCTTGTCAACCCCATTGGCAATGGTCTGCTTAATATTTCGCTTACGCGCAGTCCGCTTAGTGGCAATTACTTCGTAAATGTCCTTGTCAGACCCTGCATGAGCGAGGCCATATAGATGAGAGCCATGGATGGTACGAAGAAGAACTCTACTTTCGTTTGCTGTATCTTTCCCCACGTGCCTTCTCACACTCCCTACAAACAGTTTCTTTAGTTCCATTTTTTCTAATGGAGACTCGAAAACTTCCTTCGGTATATTTGTGACCCTTAGAGCAAGCTTCCCGACCAGTATACTGGTTCCTGCCTCGCTTCTTCGCCGCCATATCTTTTAGATTATCTTCGTGTGTTCCAACGAACAAATGCTTCGGATTCACACATTTCGGATTATCACAAGTATGACACGCAAACTCATCTGAGTCAAGCTTTCTGCCGAGATGAATTTCTAGTGAAACTCTATGGGCTCCTCGGTTCTGCCCTTCCAGGAAGAAGGCTCCATATCCTGTATCAAAGAACCCTGTTTTCCATTCCCAACAGTCGCTCTCTTTACGGACATTTACCTTCGTCCAAAATCTTTTGATATCGGTAGTTTTCATACTACCATCATACCATACAGTGGCTTCCGTGGATTGTCCTTAGAAGTACCTTCATAATGTAAATCCTTTAGGTAAGTGGCGAGAACGGAGAGCGTGTTGTTCCAATGCCATCCTACCACACGCATCTCGGATGACTGTTCATTAGCGAGTTTTTACGTCGCATTTCCATTGAATGATAACCGTATCTCAATCGACCCAAATTGTCGGGATAGTCAGATTCGAACTGACGACTTCACGGCCCCAAACCGCGCGCTCTGACCAAGCTGAGCTATATCCCGATATGATGAACACCTCTAGAAGAGAGGGGGATTTTCACTGGCATCCACCAGCTATGTTCATCTGTCCCTAAGTCAGGCCCCTCGGAATCGAACCGAGTTTCTTAGGCTTCCAAAGCCAACGGATTACCATCTTCCCCGAGCCTGATAGCAGCTTTCGCTGCGTTGTACTTTACTCTAGCAGGTGATGGAACCTGCTGTCAAGCATGTCCTGTAGGAGTCGAACCCACGCTTGAAGGGTTGGAGCCTTCCGTGCTACCGTAACACTTAGGACATAAGAGTTGCTTGGGCGTGACCCCTATTGCTTTTCAGAATGTGTCTCGTAGGCGAGTTTCCAGGGTTCACACATTCTTAGAGCATAGCATGCAACTGATGCTAAGTAAATGAAGGTTGTTTACGTTCCTATTTTTTATGCAGGGGGTACGATTATGCTAACTAGTATGCACCTGCTCACCTTCACGTTGTCGGTCCGAGTACATCTTTCATCCGAAGAATCATTTTGAGTAAGCTTCAGCTTATCGTCACATCCTCTTTCCTCACTTTTACCATGGTTATTATGTGAGTTCCGAATCAGTTATTTTCCACCATATCACGAAGTCGGACCAGCTTCCCAACCTAGATTCGAACTAGGACTAACAGATTCAGAGTCTGTTGTGCTGCCGGTTACACCAAAGGGAAATAAGGCCATCCTGGACTCACTGTCAGGAGCACATCTAGGCTGAGATGCAGAAGCCCACGCGTAGGCTATCACGTATTTCTACGGCTTGCGAGCACCGAGCGGGAATCGAACCCGCAATTCTAACTTGGAAGGATAGCGTGTTGCCACTACACTACCGGTGCATTTAAATCATAGCATAGGCTCAACCTTAATGGTGATGTTTCTTACCCATCCACCTCTGGTGTGAGTCCTGATTCTATGACAGTTTGCGCAGACAATCTCGCACTTATTAATCTCTTTCAGAATGGATTCCCAACTTCTTCCATCGAGAACCATCTTTGAGACATTGTGTTCCTTATCGCCCAGGTGGTCAAACTCGAATACAATCGGGTTTGTCTCTGGACAGTCCGCACATTTCTTGCCTTGCTTGTAGGCCCACAGCTTATCTCTAAGCTCGTGTCTACGTTCCTTAACCTTATCATATACCTTCGCACTGTTGTTCTTGTAGTGCGTCTGCTTGTAATCCTTTTGACAGGATACACAGTTAGGCATCTTGCCATCCTTTGAGGATGACTTCTTGTAGAACTCGTCTAGTGGCTTAGTTTCGCCACACTTAGTACATTTCTTCATAGGCACATTATAGTGCCATTAACTTCCAATTGCAAATTTGATTGGAAGTCTCTCGTTCTACCATTAAACTACCGATGCAGAGTGTGGATAAGGTGTGAGAATCGGGTGCCCTTTACGAGCTTCTATATTAGTGGTTAGATAACCGATTTACTCTTCGACCCACATTTAATACTTTATCAGCTCACTCGCTGTCTGTCAAGCCCGTAGCGTTCTCACGGTCCTCATCAGTGAACTCGTATGCGAGTCCTGAGCGGCTTGCTGTTACATAGCTTGCCATACTTCGAACTGCGTTGTCAACACCCTTCTTGTTGGCAGCAAAGGTGATACTGGATGCCATAGGAATTCCCATCTTAGCACCCTCGGCAATCGCGTTCTGGTTGGCACCGAGGTAAACAAATTCGTCACCATGTTCAGTGGACTCAGCAATCAGATTCTTGACTGCTTCAACTGTCCATTCCTCGGAGCGATTCTCAAGACCATCAGTCATGATGACGTAGATGGTCTTGTCAGTCCTTGGAGTGTAGTTTACTACAGTGTTTCCGATTGCGTCAAGCAAAGCTGTCATGCCACGAGGCATGATACGTACCTTCGGTACGTTGGGCAGATTTACCTTTTCGAATACTGTTTCGTATTCGTGGTCAAACTGAACATGAGTGACAAAGACATCTCCCTCTACGGACTTCTGTCCTTCAAGGAATGCATTGACTGCACCCTCTGCCTCTTGCTGAATAGTTATCATAGAGCCAGAACGGTCAACAATCAATACAACATCTACGTCAGTCATTATTCTCCTTTTTGAAGTGCCGGGGATTAATCTATCCCCGGCTCTCCTCCATCAAACACTATCCTACTGGCAGGGACTCTGTCAACTACACCGCTCATGCAGCACCAGCACCACCAGATGCCTTCGTGCGTACAATCGTTCGGCTTCATCTTAGCCCATTGAGGGTAACGTGGCGGCATTGGTCCGCTACCACATTGGTCACACTCCTCGTCTGGTCCGAGCATCCTGCCAGACTGGCAACGCTCACAGACTTCGGGGCGCTCGCTTCGCTTGATAGCTCGGCTGACCCTCTCCTTCTTTGGTATCACAGGAAGCGTGCCGTCGTCAAACGGCATCCTGTCACCCTTTGCAGAGTTACACTTCTTGTGCATCAGCTTCAAGTTATCGAAATCCCATGTACCTCCACCGCTCAAAGGAATCCAGTGGTCGATGGTAGGTCCGTTATCCTTCACAAAAGGAAGGTCACAGCCTGGGAACTGACACTTGTAGCCATCGCGCTCTGCCAGCAGTTGGTTAATCTCAGCTCGTGAGATTCCCTTTGGCTTACGCTGTAAATTAGGCATGGCATACCTCCGGTCATAGAATTTCAAGTCTCGTGAGATAGTCAGCAATGTCATCTGGCATCGCTCGCTGTTCACGAGGCGCTTCAATCACATTATCACGTTCACGCGCACTGTCAAGTGCTTGACGCTCCATCTCAACTTCTATGCGCCTGATAGACTCGTAAGTCTGTACCTCAATGGTACCAAAGTCATCACGTGGAGTGTAAGTGATTGCATTGTGAACTGCGCCACACGTAGCATCAGCCAAGTCCTTGGACCCTGTTCTAGGGTGGTCAATCTTGTCGCTTGGAGTGATACGTAGCTGCAACAGTTCTTTCCTGAGCAGTGGGATGTCTGGACCTAGAATTCTCTGGTCATAGACAACCCAGCTCAAGTCTTCATAGTGTTTCTTTGCAACAGACAGAATTTCAGAATTGATTCCAGCACCACGAAGGTACTTGATTTGGTCGTTGGAATTCCAACGGTCAAAGGTAACGAGCTTTAGGTCGAAACCTCTTCTCTTCAGTCCTGTAATATAGTCTCTTACATCGGCAAAGTCAATGTCCTTGCCGGGCTTTGGTGTCCACCAGCGGACGGCATCAACGATTACATAAGGAAGCACCTCATTAATCTGACCACCAATCTTTTTCTGTACAAATTTTTCAACATGCGCAAGTGCTACAGCACAGTGGTCGTGCTTCTGCGCAAGGTCTACGTGTACATAGTAGCGCACACCTTCCTTCGGTGTAAAGTCTGCCCGATATGCACCATCCTCATCAACACCGTTAGGTCTGACAAAAACAGCTTCCACCTTCTCACGGTCCTTGAAGAATGCGTCAATAGCGTCAGGTGGCATACAGGCAAATCGGGAGAGTGCATCGATTGGGTCTGTAAAGAATGCAGTGGTAAAGTCTTCAATCTTACGAGTTGGGTTGACTTCCCAGGTAGGACGCTTCAGAGCAAAGACTCTGGGCACATTAT